ATATGCGCGGCAGTTGATATTGCACTGAGCGGCATACTGATTCACTGTTACAAAAGCTATACAGAGCGCCTTGAAGAGCAGAATCAGCAACTTGTGCAGTTATGGGAAAAGATAAATAAAAAGAATTAAAAGCCCCCGGGGTGCTCATACTTGGAACGTACTCCGGTGCCATTAGGATAGGGCCATCAGATTGCGTTCTGGTGGTCTTTTCTGTTTGACTTGATCTGATAACTCTAGTATGATTAAACCAAAAGGAGGATTGTTTCATGGAGGATAAGGCACTTAATTACGATCTTGCAGAGGAATATAAACGCGAAATATTGAAAATTCAAAACAAATTTAGGCAGTTGAGAAGTGGTCGGATTTATGAGTTTTCAAGGGCTAGTCGCGACGGAAGTCTAGCGACGAATATAGACCAGTTGTCAGAAATGTTTACGGACCTATTGGACAAGATCCAATTTGGCGGTGAAGGAGATAGGGAAAGACTAGCAAAAGAATTGAACAAAATCAAGTTTTGAGGCGCTTCGGCGTCTCTTTTATTGATAACCTAAAATAATACCCAAATACTATTTTAGGGGTGACGTACAAATGAACAGCTTTATAAGTTGGATTGGCGGCAAGAAGCTGCTGCGTAACAAAATCATGGAGCAATTCCCAGAGGCTGGCAGCTATGACCGGTACATAGAGGTATTCGGTGGCGCCGGGTGGGTATTGTTCGCAAAAGATCGTCAGGCGGATCTGGAGGTCTACAACGATATCAATGGGGATCTGGTTAATCTGTTTCGATGTGTCAAATATCATGCGGGGGAACTGCAACATGAGCTGGATGGTTTGTTGATGTCCAGGGAGATGTTCTTTGATGCCCGGGAACAGATCAAGATCCGAGGACTGACGGATATCCAGAGGGCGGCACGATTTTATCAGCTGATACACTGCAGCTTCGGGGCTGACCGGCATTCGTTCAGGTGCCATAGCAAGGACCTCCAGAAGGCTGTTGGCTATCTGGCAGAGGTGAGTGGCCGGTTACGGAAAACAGTGATTGAGAATCAGAGTTATGAGCGCCTGATCGCAGTGTATGACCGTCCGGGTGCTTTGTTTTATCTTGATCCGCCGTATTATGCAGCGGAGGATTATTACACCGGCTTTACCCGGGAGGATCACACGAAACTGGCAGAACTCCTACGAGGAATTAAAGGCAAGTTTGTACTGTCGTACAATGATTGCCCGGAAATCCGAGAGCATTATAGAGATTATACGCTGGTAGAGGTTGATCGGCAAAATAACCTGGTCTCAAAGTCAGGCGGCCAGCGGTATAGAGAGCTAATCATTAAAAATTTCTAACGCCTATTTACAAACGCATGTTCGACATGTATAATGTAAACGGGTATTATTTTAGGGCAAGGGGTTCCTGCTATGGCAGGGCTCCTTGTTTTTACATATGAGGATTGCCGAATGGAAATCGATACTACAAGTAAAGAGACAAGAGCGGCGTTCTATAACTCAGGAGAGTGGAGGGCAAAGCGACAAGAGATACTAGGGCGTGACCATGAATGCCTGTGGTGCAAGGCAGAAGGGCGAGTGACAACTGCCGATATATCTATTCTTGAGGTTGACCACATCAAGGAGCTGGCTGAGTATCCGGAACTTGCGCTTGACGATGATAACTTAAGGACACTCTGCAAGGATTGCCACAACAAGCGCCACAAACGAGCCAATTATAGAGCCAACAACCCAAAGCTGACAAAGTGGCCAGACGAAAGGTGGGATTAAGTTATGGATATTCAATTCAAGGTAAAGGACAGCGAAGTGCCGGAGGTATTTGTTGATGGAAAGAGCGTGGGCGTTGTCGCCCTGAGTTACGTGTACGTCACGAGGGCGGGTGCGGGGGCGGGAATGCGGATGTTAGTCGCCACCGTGTTGACAGGAGATGATGACGTGCAACATGTACTGTCCTACAACGAAGCGACGGGAGAGAAATTTTACCAATAACACCCCCGGGGTCAAACCCATCGGCATTTTATAATTTGGTGGGAACCGATGGATGGGGGCAATTAGACAGATTTTTTTCGCGCACACGGATTTTTAGGGGAAAGGAGGCGGAAGATGAGCAAGAGATCCATCAAGGAATCGTTGATTCAGCAACTGCGGAATAGGAACGCAACCGCAGATTTTTACCTTGATCTTGTTAATGACTATATGGCGTTGTGGGACATGAAGCAATCTTTGCACAAAGACATTAAAGCCCGGGGCATTACCTTTAAGGACGTATCCAGCGTTGGTGTGGAAATGCATAAGAACAATCCATCCACCAAGGAATTTGTAATGGTGAACAAGCAAATGCTGTCCATTCTGAAAGATCTGAACCTTGAGGAACCGACCGCCGGAAAAGACGTGAAAGATGGGAGTGATCTTGTGTGATTGACAATAAGTATTTTAATGCCTACAAGCAAGCGATTAAAGACGAAAAATATCTGGCAAATAAGGAACAGTTACAGCTTGTGGAATACCTGGATAAAATGATACAGACACGCGATGATATCGACTTCGACGCCGACAGAATGATGAAGTATCTCAAGTTCTCGGAAAAGTATTTTTTCCCCCTCGCCCTATATCAGAAATTTCTATCGTCCTTCGTGTTCTACTACTGGAAAGATGGAAGTGGTGTTGTGTTTGATGAATTTCTAATCACACTTGCCCGCGGCGGCGGCAAAAACGGGTGGATGTCAACGCTGGGAGCATTTTTCATATCTCCACTGCATGGAGTGGAGGATTATGACGTGACGATAACGGCGAACAGCGAAAATCAAGGCAAGGTATCTTTTGAAGAATTTTACGAGATGGTGCAAAAGCAGGGGCTTGAGCATCATTTTTATTTGACCAAAATGTCAATAACCGGGCTGATTACAAACAGCGTGTTTAAATTCCGCACCAATAACCCAAAGACGATGGATAGTGCGAGGGATGGCTGCCTGTTCTTTGATGAAATTCACCAGTTCGAGGATGACCGCCCGGTCCGGGTGCAGCGTTCCGGCCTTGGAAAGGTGGAAGACCCAAGAACATTTTATTTTGGAACAAACGGCTATGTCCGTGAAGGCTTTTATGACAAGCAACTGGAGCGAGCCGACAAGGTACTAAAGGGGCGGGGCGGCATCGGCTTTTTCCCCTTTATCTGCAAATTGGACAGCATAGAGGAAATGGACACGCCGCAGTTATGGGCAAAAGCAAATCCGATGTTTAACGAGGAAACGGAATATTCAAAACGACTTTTTAAAATAACACTGGATGATTATGAGAACCTTGCAGAAGAGCCGTCAGGCCGGCAGGAGTTTGTGATTAAACGCATGAATTTCACGGAGGGAGATGGTGAGCGGGACGTTGCAGATTATGAGCAGGTCAGGGCCACGGCAAAGGCCATTCCGGATTTGACCGGAAGAAGCTGCGTGGCCTGTTTTGATTATGCCAGCATCAGGGATTTTGCCTCAGTCGGGCTTTTGTTTAAAGAAAGCGACAAATACATATTCTTCCAGCACTCCTACGTCCGTAAGGGATTTATGGACGCGTTTAAGCCAAAAGCCCCTATTGCGGAATGGTCCAGGCTTGGGCTTTGCGACATTGTAGACGAACCGTCCATTGACCCGGGTCATATGGTGGAATGGCTGATCGAACAACGCAAGAGGTACCAGATAGAGATTGTTTGCGCAGATGGTTTTCGCATGGATTTGCTCAAACCGTTGCTTGAAAAAGAAGGGTTTGAACATGAGTTCATCCGCAATCCGGCAGGAGTTCAGGCGAAAGTAGCCCCAATTATTGAAGATGGCTTTGCCAATAAGCGCTTTATTTTTGGTGATGACCCGATGATGCGGTGGTACGTAAACAACACCTACATCAAAGAGGACAAGGCCGGAAACAGAACGTTTCTCAAAAAAGAACCAGTCAGAAGGAAAACCGACGGTTTCCATGCTTTTATCGCAGGACTGTACAAGCGGGACCGCATCAATGAGTTTGACGTCGGAACAGCGCTGGAAGCCATGAACAGCATTAACTTTTAGGAGGTGATGGAGATTGAAAATATTTAGCCTTCCAGACATATTTAAACGCGGCAGGGGAAGCACAGAATCCGTATATGTCTGCGGACCAGGCGATATTGACGCAAAAGTCCAGGAAGTATACCTGAAGCGTATGGCACTTGATATCTGCGCAAATTTCATTGCCCGTGCTGTCAGCCAATTGGAGGTCAAGATCGATGATCGGCAATGGTATTATAAACTGAATGTGCGCCCCAATACCGATATGAGTGCAGCACAGTTCTGGCATACACTTACGTATAGACTGATCGAGGACAATAAAGTTCTTGTTGTAAAGAGTGATTCAGATGATCTGCTTATCGCGGATGGATGGACCAGAAACGAGTATGCAGTGTATGAAGATACTTTTTCCCATGTGCGTTTAAAGGATTTCACCTTTGCCCGGACATTTAAAATGAACGAGGTTTTATACCTGGAATACAACAATGACAGGCTGGAAAGGTTTACAGAGGGACTTTTTGCGGACTATGCGGACTTGTATGGGCGTTTGCGGGAAGCAGCTAAGCGGAACAGCCAAATCAGGGGGACGGTAGACGTAGAGGGTAACTATGACCCAACCGACGAAAAAAAGCGGGACGAGCTGCAAAGTTATGTAGATAAGCTCTTTCAGGCATTTAAAAGCAAATCCATTGCAATAGCACCGTTATTCAAAGGATTTTCTTACAAAGAGCATTCAAATACCACCGGGACATCCAATCTGAACGTGGATGAGATAACCAAAATACCGGACTACCTGATTAATACGGTTGCGGACGCGCTGGGGATACCAACAGCCCTGTTACACGGGAGCCGCGCGGAGCTGCAAGACAATATTACGGCATTTAATAAGTTCTGTCTGCCTCCGCTGTTTCAAAAGATCGGGGATGAACTTAATGCAAAAGTGCTTGACCCGCGGACGTACTCAAAAGACAGCCACATAGAAGTGATTGGCACCAACAGGCCGGATATATTCGAATTGGCCGAGGCAATAGACAAACTGATTTCCAGCAGTGTTTTCAATGTGAACGAAATCCGTGAGGAGCTGGGATACGATCCGAGAGAGGGTGGGGATGTGTATGTGATTACTAAAAATTTAGACACCGCGAACAGTACGCAGAAGGGAGGTGAGGAAACGTGACGAAGTTAAAAAAGGTCCCGTATCAGTTTGCCAATGAAGTGAAGGACGGGAAACATGTGCTGACCTTGTCAGGACTAATCAGAAAACGGTATTGGTCCGATGATAAGTGCATAGACGCAGCGCTGGTTCGCGGCGCATTGGATGAAGTGACAAGCGAAATTGTTATTTATCTTAATTCCGAAGGAGGCGATGTGTTTCAGGGTATAGAAATATACAACTATCTGAAGAATCACCCATCAAAAATCACGGTTGAAGTTACCGGGATTGCCGCCAGTGCCGCAACGTTCATTTCTTCGGGTGCCGACACCGTCATTATGAATACCGGCACAACACTGATGATACATGAGGCGTCAACCTATGCATGGGGAAATAAGGGAGATATCCAAAAAACATTAAACAAGTTGGAAGCAGTTGACGAGTCAATTATTAGTGTTTACGCGGAAAAAACGGGACAATCGTCAGAACAGATCGCGAGGTGGATGAAAGAGGAAAAATTTTTTACCGCAGAGGAAGCCGTGAAATACGGTTTTGCTGATGCAACGAAGGCAGAAAATCAAAAGCAGGACACTGAAAACATGAGGGCGATGATTCAGGAGGCGGTCGCTTTTGCGATGGCGGATTACGCAGCAGTTAAACCAGCAGCAGAGGTTTCTAAAAAATCACTATTAAATAAACTAAGAAAAGAGGTAGAGTAAACGATGATGAAGCTGAACAATAAAACAAAAGAGGCAAAAGAGCTTTTCAATGGAGTCTCAGCAAGAGAGGATGCAACGCCGGAAGAGGTAAACAATGCGCTGGAAATGTATGTAACGGCAATTGCAGAAGATGCCGGCGCGCAGGTTCGGAGTGAGTATGAAGAGCTTAAAAATGTAACGGATAATCAGGTGTTGCAGGCCAGAGGCATTCCGGTGTTAACGGCAGAGGAAACTAAGTTTTATAACGAGGTATCAAAGGCCGGGGGCTTTGATGATAACACTGTGTGGCCGGAAACGATTTTTGAACGGATTTTTGAAGATATTCAGAAAGATCACCCAATTCTAAAACTGGTTAGATTCTCTGCAACCGTTGGGCTGACAAAGGTTATCCGCTCCCGCAGAAAAGGTGTAGCTGTGTTTGGACCACTGCACAAAGACTTAGAGGGGCAGCTTGATGCAGAATTTGGAGCAATGGAATATACCCAGCTTGCTTTGACAGCATTCTTTTTAATTTCTAAGGACACTTTGACCCTGGGGCCGCGGTGGATCAACCGCTATGTACATTTGTGCCTGACCGAAGCGGTACGCGATATATGGGCGCAGAAGATCATTGCAGGAACCGGCAACAACGAACCAATCGGTCTCCTTAAAGATATGGATGGCGCGGTGGTTGGCGGAGTATATCCCGACAAGGCAGCAATCGGCACGCTGACACTGGCAGACAGCAAAACGACAATCAACGAAATGGCTGGAATGATGAAGGGACTTTCTAAATACGTTCGCAAAATCAGCAAAGACGATACAGGGGAAGAGAAGTACCGCAACATTGAAGGCAAAGTATACTTGATTACAAATCCTGTTAATTACTATGATGTTGTGGCACGGACTACAGTACAAGTGGATAGCGGGGCATTTGTCACTAAATTACCGTTCGTTTCAATGGACCACATTATTCAGTCAACGGACGTTCCGGCTAATAAGGTGCTGGCTTTTATTGATGGAGAGTACGAAGCGACTCAGTCGCAACCGGAAAAAGTGTATGAATACAGAGAAACATTCGCGATGAAACGGGCCGTATTGTACGCGGTTGATATGCTGGGAAACGGGCAGCCCGTAGATAATTATGCTGCACAGGTATATGACTTGGATTTAAATGGATTGGGGGCGTAAAGAATGAGCTATGAAGTCATCGTTTCATTCGCGGACATGGAGGACGGTTATTTCGGGTACAAGGCAGGTGACGTCTACCCACGTGAGGGAATGACGCCAACCAGCGAACGAATCAAGGCGCTGAGCAGCGCAAAGAATAAAAGAGGCGTTGCCCTGATCAAAAAGAGCAAGGAGAAAACAATTCTTGACAAAGAGGTGTAAGCGATGGATATTCCTTACGAGGTCTTAAACGAATTTAAAGGGCGGATGAAAATCATGCACAGTGGAGAGGATGACAATCTAAAAGGGTTGTTATCCTCGTCTTTTGTTGCGCTAAATAAAGCATGCGGCGTCTTTGATTTTAACAATGAACAAGGCAAAGAATTAGTGTTTGAAAGAGCCAGATATGCCTATAACGACTCACTGGAATTTTTCGCGGACAACTTTTTAACTGAAATCATTAACCTGACTTTGGCTTTGTATGAGGAGGGCAGCGGAGAATGAAGAAACAATCCTACAAAACCCCAGACGTCCACAGCGGGAACCTGCGAACGCCGGTGACGTTTTACGAGTATGCGCCGGCAGAGGGACCGGATCCCGGGCAGCAGGAAAAGAAAGTCCTGTATCAGTGTTATGCACAGGTCTATGCCCCGTCGATGAAGGATTTGGAAATTATGCGGGCGACGGGAACGAAAGAAGCCGTAACTATGCGCATCCGTGATCCGGGGAAGGAATACATTCCGACCAACAAACATTTCGCGGAGATGGATGACTACCGCTACACCGGCCGGCACTTTAGCGTTGTCGATGTTGCCTATGATGTGGAAAACAACCGCATTGTCAAGATGTTATTGGGGTATACGTCATGAGTACATACGGGAGTTTTGACATCAAAGGGATAAAAGAGCTTGAAAAAGCCATCACCGAAAAATATTCCGGGACAAAGGTCCGAAACATCCAACGGCAAGCCATTAATAGCGGCGGTGACGTAGTTGTTGAAGAACTCAAAAGCAGCTTTAGTGCCGTTAATGACAAGGGCTACTCGAAGGGACACACGGCGAACGAGGTCACACGCAGCAACGCAAAAACCTCAAATGATATCGTAAGCGCAAAGGTTGGGTGGAGCGGCCCGCAGAGCCGGTGGCGCCTGGTCCACCTGGAAGAGTGGGGGTATGTCAGAAACGGCAAGCAGTATAAGCCGCCGAGCTACGGGACAATTGAAAAGACGCTGAAAAAGCTGGAAATTCCCTATCTTGAAGCG